ATACACATATGGGGAAATGCTTTATGAAAATGGCACGGTGTTCGCATCCTTGGAAGACCTACAGAATGGTACTTCACCACTTAATCCTGAGGGAGTGGGTCTTTCAACGAGCGTGATTATTGGACCTCCTGGTGGTTGGGGAAGTGACTTGAAGAGACAATTGTCTTCTCATGATACTGGTTTGTTCACTTCATTCTCATCTGAAGTTGATGAGGACCCTTTTAGGCAAATTGGTATCCTTCACAGAGTTGAGATTGATGAAGATTTGAATGAACCAATTGCAAATTCTGGTTATCTTACATACCTTTCAAATTTTTCTCCTGTAACAAGATCAGCAGGTGAATCCATAAGAATAAGCATCATTTTCACCTCTAAATAACTGAAAAGACGGTTAGAAGATGCCAGCGCAGACAAATCTTAATAGACAACCTTATTTTGATGACTTTAGTCCCGATAAGAATTTTTATAGGGTTCTCTATAAGGCTGGGTTCCCAATTCAAGCAAGGGAACTGACTCAGTCACAGTCAATCCTGCAAGATCAATTCGAGCAGTTTAGTTCTAGTTTCTTTGCTGATGGAGATAGAATTATTCCAGGTGAGTTTGCGCTTGTCAACCCTGCAAACTATGTAAGACTGGCATCTATCACTCAAAACACCAGAATTGAAGAGTATCTTGGTTATAAGGTAACAGGTGCAACTTCAGGTGTTATTGGAAGGATCACTCATGTAGAATCGGCAACACTCACAGATGATGCAACAATCTATGTTGCTTATGAAAATTCTGGTAATGACAATCTACAGAATACATTTGTTGAGGGAGAGGTTCTTGAAACCGATCATCCAGACAACTATACTGCGAGAGTTGGTATCACTACTGTAAGCAAGCCAGTTGATTCCCCCGTCATTGGGATGGGAACACTGTTTAAGGTGACAGCTGGATCTTATTATGTCAATGGATTTGCTGTAAGAAACACAGAGCAAACGATTGCCATCGACAAGTATGGCACAACACCAACTTTAGAGGTTGGATTTAATGTAATTGAATCCTTTGTAAATTCAGTTGAGGACCCAAGTCTTCTTGATAACTCACAGGGTTCTCCAAACTTTGCTGCGCCAGGTGCAGATAGATTAAAGATTGAACTGATTCTTGCATCCGCTGCATATGGGGAAATCAGTTCCAACTTCATTAAACTCGCCACAATTAATCAGGGAAATATCGTTGGCAAGCCTGACCAAACTGTCAAGTGGAAGTGGCTTTATGATATTCTTGCAAAGAGAACGTTTGATGAGTCTGGAAATTATATTGTAAGAGATTTCCCAATTGAACCTCTTGAGTACTGGAACGATGTAGAGGTTGATGGTGTATTTGATAAGGACATCGTCACTGATCTATATCCACCCCTACCTACATCAGAATCAAATGTTGACATTGATTTCGACACTGCTGATGGTTATTACGCTTTAAGAGTTGATCCTGGACTGGCTTATGTCCAAGGTTATGAAGTTGGGTTGAAGCACCCAATGTTTGTTTATGGAAATAAACCGAGATTTACTAAGTTTTTCGAGAATTCTTTGACACAGGTTCTTCCTGGATACAGTGTTGAAATAACGAATGTGTTCGGACATCCAGATGTTCAGAACATCAAGAGCACTGGTCAATCACAAGCTTTTGATGATATTATCACCTTCAGAAACTTCACTGATGGATATGTGGGAACAAGTCGCGATGAAGAAGGTAGACCTCTGAATGCTGGTAATGCACCGTGGATTACTTACCACATTATTTTCAAGAGAATTGAAAATATCATCATTGAACCTCCCATCATCCCAGTTTGTGCAATTAGATCCGATGGTGATCCAATTGACGAATTCATTATGATCACAGAGCAGGCTGGTAATATTGTTGTTCCTGATGGAATTTGTCAATCGCCAGGACTCGAGACTTATGATCTTGTGATCAACAATCCTCAAACAGTTGCCCTCAGTAATACTTCAAGACCGTTTAATACTGTATCTGAATACAGGATTGTGTCAACAGAAGTCAATAGTATGGTTATCACCTCACCAACTCCAATCACAAGGGGTGATGAGTTTAATGATAATATCGTAATGATTTCAACAGAGGTCGATCCTGCTCCCTCTGGTGTCATCAAACCAAGGTACATCCAACCAGGTGAGAGAATCAGATCCGCGGACGGTTATTTTGGTTACAACTCACTTTACTCTCTTGGAGTACTGACTTCCACTTATTTCACTGAGCTGAGAACAGTTCCAGTCAGCGGAACGGATGAGCAGTTTGAAGTTGGATCAGTTATAAGGGGTGAGGAGAGTGGTGCACTTGCTGTTATTGAAACCGGTTCTTACAATAACGTCGTTATTGTTTCTAATGTTATTGGAGAATTCGTTCCTGGGGAAGACATTATTCAGGGAAACAAAGTTAATAGAATCCTCAATGAAGGTGAAGTGTCCGGGTTCCAGTTCTATGACGCAGGAAACGCAGGAAACACTTATAGCCTTGAAGACGAACAGGGGATCATTTTAACTTCGCTTGGGTCTTCTCTGGAACTTTCAGTCGGTGATGGTGATATTGTTTGTACACAAGATAATATTACATTGACAACTCAGGGAGAAAGGAAGGTCGCAAACTTCCCTTATCCAGAGGGATCTGTAGAGAAGACAAGAGTTAATATTGAAGTTGTCACGGTTCCAAATGCTGTTAAAGGATATGCCGTCCAATTAGATTATAAGATCTCTAACAGTCTTTCCAAAACCAAAGCATTCTACTCACCTCTTGATGATGTTAATGATTTCTCAGCTGATCTGGCAATCAATAACAAGAGTACCACAGAAATCTTTGATCTTGCTGAAGGATCTCTGTTTACTGGTAGAGCAACTGTAAACTTCCTTACTTGTGATAACCTTGGTGGAGATTTGTCAGAAGAGCTTGTTGCTGGTGATTTGATCACATTCATTGATGATAATGGGGCCAGTAATAGTAAAATCGTATTGTTCACCACCAGAGCGACTGGATATGGCATCAACAGAAGTCCTTCTAGGGTGTATTTTACCACTGCCCTAAACTTCAATGTAACTGGTAAGACGATTCAGAGAGTGAGGGTCAGGTCCTCAGGTAACATTGAGGACACTCTACTGATGCAGTTGCCTCAGTCAGTCGTAAAATCACTTGAGACTGATAATCTTAGAACCGGAATCAATTATCAAATTTTTAAAGAGTTCATTCTAGATGTTCCCCAAGGTGCAACAGAATTTGCTTTGACCACAAATAGAGACAACGAAGTATTCATAGCTGACCGAGATCAGTTCACAATCTCTGTTTCAAGGGATATCCTCAATCCAGGAAGTTCTGTTGAGGGGCGTCACCTTACAACCGATGGAATCATCAATTCACAGGATGAAGGAACTAAGGCAATTATTAAATTGAGTCAGCCACTTGCCAGTGGATGTACTCTAAAAGTCAATGCACCTATCGCCGTTTTTGATGCACAGGCAAAGAGAAAGAAAGCCAATAGAGCCTCCATCTCAATTCAACAAGTTGATGCAGACAAAGAAATTATTTCACTTGGATACGCTGATGTCTATTCAATTGAAAAGATTTCATACAGAAGTGGATCAGAAACTGTTGATATCACAGACAACTTTATCTTCGATAATGGACAAAGGGCAAATCATTATGACATCTCAAGACTAATCAGAAAAGCTGGAACACCACCTCCACAACAAAATATTCAAATTATCTTAAATTATTTTGAGCATCTGGACGAAGGTGACTTCTTTAGTGTTGACTCTTATGTGCATTCAAGAGGGGTTAGTTATGATTCAGTCCCAGTGTTCTTACCTCAGCAAACCAATGTAAGATCTGGTGACAAATCAAATGTCATCCAGTTAAGAGATGCAGTTGACTTCAGACCAATCGTTAACACAACTGGAAACAATCCTTCAGTTCTTGCGACTCTCGTCGATAACAGAGATCAGCAAGGGGCAGTGAACTTTATTAGTTCTGTTACAGATGGCAATGCATTTGTACCCAGAGTTCCTATTCCAGGATCACAGTTCAAGTGTGACATTGAGTATTATGTGCCTAAGATTGACTCATTGTTCCTTGATAAGAGTGGAGAGTTCAAGATCGTCTCTGGACTTCCTTCTGAGGCTCCCGTTCCACCTGATGATATTTCAACAGGCATCAGACTTTATGATATCAGTCTCCCAGCTGACACTTTCTCTGTAAAGAATACTAAGATCCGTAAGTTTAATTACAGAGTTTATCAAATGAAGGATATCGCTGATATCCACAGAAGAGTTGATAGGGTTGAAGAACTTGTCGCTCTTACAATGCTAGAAGTGGCTGCATTGAACATGAGCGTTAGGGATGATGTTACAGGATTGGATCGTTATAAAAATGGTGTTGTTGTTGACACATTTGGAAGTCACAGCAAAGGTGATGTTCAATCATCACAATACAGATGTTCAATTGATCAAGAGCATACACATTTGAGATCACCATTTATGAGTGACCAGGTTGGTCTTGAAGATTCACTCATGAGTCCCGATTCAAAACTCACAAGAGGATATGTTGAGAAGGATGGAGTTGTTCTTTGTCAANNTGTCAATACACTGAAACAGATTTCCAGACAAATGATTATGCAACAAAATCAATCAAAGTTCAACCACATCCAGAAGCAAATTATTTTGGAGCCATTCATCTAGATCCATCAATTGATACCTGGAAGGATAACACAAGAGATCCTTTCCTTGTTATTGATGATAATGGAATCTATGACGCGCTGCAGGGTAAACCACAGAGAAGCAGATTCAATTCAGATTTCATTATGGGAACTGTCTGGGGCGAGTGGGAAACAAGGTCTGCTGTGAGTTCGTCTAATACACAGACTAATGGTAGAAGGGGTCATAACATCACTCGATCTGAACATCAGAGAAGAGAAGCTGACTTTGCTTTTGAGAACGCAAAAGTTAAGAATCAATCTGCAGCTGTGGACCTTTACACTAGTAATCAGAACTGGAGTTCTGGATTGAAGATTGGTGATGGACTCTCAGGAATTACAGAAATCAAAGAGCAAACTAAATCACCTAAGTCCGCAACAACTCACATTGTTGCGACCTCGATGGGTGATAGAGTGGTAAATGTTGCGCTCAACAGCATGATGAGAACAGTTGCCGTTAGATTCAAGGCAACTAATCTGAAGCCAAAGACCCAACACAGAGCATTCTTTGATGGTGTTGAAGTTGGCGCTTGGGTTTCTCCAGATAAAGTGAGTTCAAATTATCCTGATGGTAAACTGAGATTTGTTGGAACA